AATTAGAAGCTTTAGGTCGTAAAATCGGCATTGAAGTTGATAGAAGATTAACTAAAGCAAAAATAATTAAACAGATAAAGAAACATAAGTAATGGCAACACAGATATTACCAAAAAGAAGTGAAACGGCATTAGCAATACCAACAGCAGGTTCACTAGCAGCCGGCGAGTTGGCAATGAATGTCACAGATGGTAAGTTTTATACTAAAACATCTGGAGGTGTTGTTAAAGAAGTGGGTGGTGCTGGTGCAGTAACACTACAAGATGTTACAACAACAGGTGCAACAACTAATAACGACATTACTTTAGATGGCGCAGACATTATTTTTGAGGGTGCGTTAGCAAACGCATATGAAACCACATTAACAGTTGCAGAACCAACTGCTGATAGAACAATAACATTACCCAATCAATCTGGAACATTAGCAACAGAGGGTGACAATTTAGCATTTAGCATTGTCTTTGGAGGATAACAAATGGCGAGTACATTTAAAAATTTTGGTTTAGATGTTGGTGTCTTAGATGACGCAACAGGAAATATGTACACAGCTGGCGGTTCTGTATCTGCCGTAGTTCACGCATTATATATTTCAAATAAAAGTTCAACTAATATTGCTAATGTAAATGTTAAAGTTACTACAGATGGAGGTTCTACCTTTTTTCATGTAGGTCGAAGTTTAGAGGTAGATGTAAACAATACTTTAGTTTTAGATAAACCTATAAATTTAGAAGCAAGTGACATATTAAGAGTTTATGCAGACCCTAATCCAGACAGTTCGTCTGTAGATGTTGAAGCGTTTGCTAGTGTATTGGAGGTTAGTTAATGGCTATTAATAATCAGGTTGTTAATACAAATGGCCGAGGCTCAAATGCTTATAGTAATACTTTTCATGGCTTAAGAAGAACAGTAGATGGTAAATTATACTATACATTAAGAGATAAAAATGTAGGCACTTTTAGTAATGATGGTGGTACTACAGAATTATCTAGTGATGCTGATAGTGTTGCAGTTGTGGAAGAATTTCAATCTGGTGAAAACCAGACTTTTGCAGGTGATGGTTCTGATACAACTTTTACACTAGACGCTAGTTTTGCTAGTGATGGTGCAGATAGACTGGCTGTATTTGTAGATAGAAATAAACAAACAGCAACTACAGACTATTCTGTATCTGGCACAACATTAACTTTTACAAGAGCTCCACACAACAATGCGGAGATTTATGTAGAAAAAATAAACAAAGAATATAAAAATGAAAGTTCAGACACTTATCAACAGTATAAATTTGAAAATGGTAGAAATTACTATAAATTAAATAGTGACGGTAAATTAGTGAAAGTAGAGAATAAGAAAATGCCTGTTGATGAAACAAACTTTCCAGATGATGTTTTAGATAGTGATTTTGCAAGTTATAACGGTTCTTCACTTGTTAATGCAACAACCTATCAGGACGGCGTATAAATATATGGAAATAATAAGGTAAAAAAATGGCAGATTTTGTACTAGGAAGATTAAAATTTAAATGGCGTGGCGATTGGGGTACCTCGACTGCCTATCTTATTGACGACATTGTAAAATATGGCGGTAATACATATGTTGCAATTTCAAATCACACATCTCAATCAACAAGCGCAGGATTTTATACAGATTTAACTGCCTCTAAATGGCAACTTCATTCTGAAGGCCTTTTCTTTAAAGGCAATTGGGGTTATGATACTCACTATAAACTTAATGATGTTGTTAAATATGGTGGTAGACAATATCGTTGTTATGTTCAACATACATCAGCCTCATCTGGTGGATTAAACACAGATAATTTTGAGTTATACACAGATGGTTTAGATTTTAAAGGTAATTGGGCTGGCTCTACTTTTTACAAAGTTAATGATGTTGTAAAATATGGCGCATATCAATATAAAACAACAACTGAACACACTTCAACATCAACTTTTGACACTACAAAATTTACAGTATATTCTGAAGGTTTACAATGGGAAGATACTTACAATGCAGGTACAACTTACCAAGACGGTGATGTAGTATCTTATGGTGGTTACACATATGTTTATGTAAACTCTACAGCAAGTGCAGGAAATACTCCTACAGATGATAGTTATTGGGATATTATTACAACTGGTTACAACAACACAGGTACATATTCACACGGCACAACTTATAAAACTGGTGATGTAGTTAGATATGGTGGTAACACTTATGTTGCCAAAACTAATAACACTAGTGAGTATCCTGCCGTTCAAGCTTCAGGCGCAACAAATACCTCTCATTGGGAATTAGTTGTACAAGGATTTAAATACATTGCAGGTGGTTATAACGCATCCACAACTTACTTAATTGGTCAAGTTGTAAGATACGCTTCAACTTCTTATGTGATGTTGAAAGACAGACAAGTTAATATTACTCCAGGTTCAGACGGTACAGTATGGGAAGTTGTTGCACAAGGTGATACCGGCGCAGTAGCAACCACAAGAGGTGACTTAATAAAACAAGGTTCCTCAGCAACTGAAAGACTAGCAATTGGTGTTTCAGGTGCAGTTTTAACTACAGATGGTACAGACCCTATATGGTCAAACGCTGAAGGTAAAAATGTTATCTATGTTGCAAACTCTGGCTCAGATACAAATCCAGGTTCTCAATACTTACCTTTTAAAACAATTAATAAAGCTTTAAGTGTTGCAAGTTCAGGTGACATTGTAGAAATAGATACGATTGCCGGTGGTACAGGTGGTACTCCAGGTGTTTATAATGTAACAACAGGTATTACAGGCGGCTCAGGTGGTAGTGCTAATTTTAGAGTTACAACTGACGGTTCATCAACACCTACAGTTTTAATTACCGATGGTGGTAACAGTTATGTTGCAGGTGAAACAATTACAATAGCTGGCGCTCAAACAGGTAGTTCATCAAATATAACTTTTGATGTCACATCTGCTTCAGTAGGAGATGTTGTTTATATTAAAAACGGTGTTTATAGAGAAAATTTACCATTAAGAGTTCCAACAGGTGTTACAGTTCAAGGTGAATCCTTGAGAGGAACAGAAATAAGACCTGCTTCAAGTACAGGTTCTCAAATCAAAACTGTTTCAATTACAACAAATGTTAGTGGTGCAACTAACGGCACATATAACTATGTTCATGCAAACGCAACTACAGGTTCAGGCACAGCCGCTTCTGCCGTATTTAATGTAACGGTATCAGGTGGTGCAGCTTCAGCAGTAACCGTATATCACGGTGGTACAGGTTTTGCAGTAAATGACCAAGTTACTATTCCAGCTGCTTCAGTTGGTAATGGTGGTAATTTAGTATTAACAATAACAGCATTAGAAAACAATGACGCTTCTAATATGTTCTTATTGAACAATCAAACAAACCTTGTTCAAATGTCTTACAAAGGTTTAACTGGTACACCAGGCGCTGGTGGTACAAGTAAGGCTGCTGTAACATCTCTTGACCCTAGTGGTTCAATTACAACTGCTTCACCATATATTCAAAACTGTTCATCTGTAAATGCTAGTGCAACTGGTGTTCAAATAGATGGTAATTTACATAGTGCAGGTAATAAATCAATTCTTGCAAACGACTTTACACAAATCAACTCAGACGGTATTGGTGTTCATGCATTAGCAGGGGCTCGTGGTGAGATGGTTTCTATCTTCACTTATTATTGTGATAAATCTTTTTATGCACACTCAGGTGGTTTTATTAGAGGTTTAAACTGTTCATCTGCTTATGGTGAAAAAGGTGCTGTCGCAGAGGGTACATTAGCCTCAGAAACAGCAGTTACAGTTGCAGCTCGTGGTGAGATGTTAAAATATGCAACTGCTGGATTTATTGGTTCTGCTACAGAAAGTGATGTTGCAGACGCAATTACAACATCTGGTACACCAACAGCTGCTACAATAGTAGGTGTTACCTCAGGTGCAAGTGCTACTCTTATAAGAACAAATATATCACTAGATTTTTTACACATCACAGGTAGAAGTGGTAACTTTACACAAGGTGAAGTTTGTACCGTAACTAAAGATGACAGTTCAACATTTCAATTAACATTAGACGCTGGCCACGGAGATAGTTCAGCTGCTCAAACAGGACAACAAGGTCCTTTAATTGCAGTAGATGGTTCAGCATTAAGTTCAGCAACTGCTATTACAGTAGGAGCAAATGTTCAATTTGCAGGCGACAGTACATATTACAGAATATCAGCAGTATCAGAAACAAACACAAGTGCCGAAACAGCACTAATCAGATTAACTGCTAGTGTTACAAGTGGTAATGCTATAACAGATAATACAGCAGGAACAATTACTGTTAAATATTCAAATGTTCGTTTAACAGGACATGACTTCCTTGATATTGGTACTGGTGATTTTACAACAACAAATTATCCAGGCGGTCCATCACAAGCGGCTGCTCAGGAAGACGAAGTTGATGAAGTTACAGGTGGTCGTGTTTACTTTACTTCAACTGACCAAAAAGGTGACTTTAGAGTTGGTGACCTATTCAGAATTGAACAGGCAACAGGTGTTGCAACACTAAACGCAGACGCCTTTGACCTTTCAGGTATTACAGAATTACAATTAGGTTCTATTGGTGCTGAATTAGGTGCAACAATTAATGAATTTAGTACAGACGAAACATTATCAAATGACAGTAACACGGCGATACCAACAGAAAAAGCTATCGTAGGTTATACTCAAAGAGATAACATGGGTACAGGTCACTTAGTACCACCAACTGGTACAACAGCAGAAAGACCTACAGGTGGTAATCTAAAAACTGGTGGTATCAGATATAACTCAACTCTAGTAACATGGGAAGGTTATAACGGTACTGCTTGGACAGGTCTGGGTGGTGGTAATCCTTGGACGACAATTGATAACACAGATAGTCCATATGCAATTGCAGCCAATGATAGAGTGTTCGTAGATACTTCAAGTGCAGCTGTAACAATTACATTACCAGGTTCACCTTTAGTTGGTGACCAAATAAGAGTTGTAGACTTAGCAAGTACCTTTGATACGAATAATTTAACATTAGCTAGAAACAGTTTAAAAATTAACAATGCAACGGCAGATTTAGTTGTATCAACCGAAGATAGTGCAATCGGACTTGTTTACACAGGTGCAACTTATGGTTGGAAACTATTAGAGGTACTATAATAACTTTTATAAATAGAAGTGTAGAGGAAAACAATGGCAGATAGTAGAGATATTACAGGTAAAAATCGAAAGTTCAAAGGAACTAGTGGTATTGTATTACCAAAAGGTACAGAAGCTCAAAGAGCGGATACTGAAAGTGGTGAAATAAGATTTAATACAGATACAAACCTTGCTGAATATTATGATGGTACAGATTGGAAACCAATTGATGCTCCACCAACCATTACAGGTTTTACAATAGACGGAGGTGCCTCAATAACAGCGGGGGATATTGACAATACAGCAGGCGGTGACGCAACTATTGTAATATCAGGTAGTAACTTTGATGTTACATCAGGTACAGTTGTTTTTGAACCAGAAGGTGGTGGTTCTAATGTTGTAACTCAAACAATTACAAGAACAAACTCATCTTCATTTACAGTTACAGTTACAAGAGCAGACTTTTTAGAGGCAAATGACCCTTATGCAATTAAACTTACAAATGGTTCAGGTCTTGCAGCTACATTAGCAAGTGCTTTAGATGTCAATGTCCCACCTACCTTTGCAACAGCAGCTGATACAAATATTGGAAATGTTGAAAACGGCCAAACAGATTTTAGTGGATTAACTACAGTTGCAGCTACAGACGCTGACAGCGACGCAATCACTCATACAATTTCAGCAGGTTCTTTACCATCAGGTATGTCTATACAATCAAACGGTACTTTTACAGGAACAGTTGCTAGTCAAGGCGCATTAACAGAATATACTTTTACTGTTCAAGCAGCAACAACAGGATCTACAGTTACTAGACAGTTTAAAGTTTCTGGTATTTCTAGTTTTTTCATGGCCGCTACAGGCGGAACAACATTAACATCAGGAGATTTTAAAACACATGTCTTTACATCACCAGGAACATTTTCAGTATCAGCTGCAGGTACTTCAAGTGGGTCAAATTCAGTAGAATATCTGGTGGTTGCCGGTGGTGCTGGTGGCGGAGGAAGCCATGCAGGCGGTGGTGGTGCTGGAGGTATGCGAGAAAACTATCCTTCTCCTGCTACAGGCGGTTTATCAGTTTCAGCAACATCATATCCTATTACAGTAGGTGGCGGTGGCGCTGGAAGAGGTCCTGGTCCAGGTAGTAGTACAGGTATTATCGGTGGTTCAGGCGGCACATCAGTATTTTCAACAATCACATCTGCCGGCGGCGGAGGTGGTGCATATTCTGAAAGTGGTAGTCGAGCTGGCGCAAACGCAAATCCAGGAGGTTCTGGTGGCGGTGGCGGCAATGGCGGAAGCGGCGGCGGTACAGGTAATGCACCACCGGTTTCTCCACCTCAAGGTAATAATGGCGGCGGCGGTTACGGAAGTCCAGTTTATCCAGGCGGCGGCGGCGGCGGTAAAGGTAC